TTGACACATGCAAGAATCATGCCAGCGTCAAAATATTGACACATGCAAAAATCGTGCCAACCTGGCACCGCCAATTTGTTGACGCCCGCGCTCCCCTCTAGGCCACCTCCCCATATGCTGAATTGAGGCCCATTGTAGCACGGATTACAGCCAGGCACAACCCCTTTTGGAAAATAAATATTGGCACATTTCTTGCTAATGCAATTATCGTGCCAGGTCCGCCGGCGCTTTTCATAAAATGTTTTTATGGTGGTATAAAAAAATTTAGTGCATAAAGTTGTTGCTATGTATACGCGGTTCCTGTATCATGAAAGTAGCGTGCCCTGCTCGGGCGCCGTCAACAAGTTGACGGTATAAGGAGCGTCAATTTCTTGACGCATTTTGGTGCAAGGGCGCCAAAAACCCCTTGAAAATCAAGGGGTTATGAAGCAGTCTACCAAGCTGAATATCCGGGTTCCGTGATGTAAATTTCGCGGCACAAGTCATCAGTGTAGCCATGATCTGGCATGATTATTGCATCAGATGGAAGATCCATCTGCTCACGCACATAGTCGCAAGCTGCCGCCCAAGTGTCAAATTCTTGACGGTAGGTTCCATCTTCTGCGTTCAGAACTGTAAGGTATTTCGACATAGTTTTGTTGCCTCTTTGAAAGTTGCCACCGCCAGGAATTTGACGGTGGCTTAGTGTCAACTAAATGGCGGTCCAGCTTGAGCGGTCGATCATAGACGGCATGTCGCGCGCTGGCACAAAATTAACATGACCGTCAAGAATACGGCAGAACCAGCCGTCCAAAAAACCTTTCTTTACCATGCTAATAACATGGGTTTTACGCGCCTGTTCAGAGCCCATGAAAAACTTAAAACTTTTGACTGGTAAGGTAGTCAAAATTTTGACGGTAGCCTTTCGTCCAGCAACGGTCTGTTGGTGGGTACATGTCGATTTGTATGTGTTCATATATTAGACTCCAAAAATTGAGCTGAGGATAACGGCAATGGGAGCGCCTAGAAAAGCACTCAAGAAAATCACAAGAAACTTCCAATCACACTTGGCATGAAATTTGCTGTAGTCATAAACCATGGTAATACCTCTGGTAGGGCGGGTGGTGGTGGTTTTTTGTAACATGCGAGCATGTTAATCCTATTTTCTATTCTTGTCAAGCTTTAAACGCATTGAAATAAAAATAAATTCTAGTTTCTTTTTATGTGCCCATAAAAAACTTTTGGGGCATATTTTGTGTCAATATCTCTAATGGGGTATTGACAAGTAAGGGATAGCTGTGGTAAAATTGGCGCCGCCAAATTTTTGACGCATAAGCTACGCTTATGCGCGCATAGAAACATCCTATTTGACGTCAAAAATCTGGCACATAAGCTCAGCTTATGCGCGCATAGAAACATCCTATTTGACGTCAAATTCCTGGCGGCGCTGTTCGCGCCTGGCGTTATGACGCCAGGGCCTCCGGCAGGGTGGAAGCCAGGCCAGCGGGCCTGGCATGCTTTTTGACTTGCAAAAGCTATGCCAATATTTATTTTCTGAAAAGGGTTGTAATGCTCAGCCAGGCTGTTATACTGCACTCTCACCCACACAGAAAAGGACCGAAAAATGAGCATATCCGTCAAAATCGTAGAACACGCCGCGCACCATTGCTTCCAGGATGCTATCCGCATCAACACCTTTCGTGAGTGGGAAGAATGCCATCACCGGCTGTCGGGGATGGTAACCTTGGCAATCTGGGCAGACGCCAGCCGTAGCGCAAAAACCACACTACAATTATTGCGAGACATCGCAATGGAACGCAAATGGATGACTTTTGACGCTTAGCGTCAAAAGTTTGACCACCCGTCAAATCTTTGACGGGTGGGGGCGGTTATCGGACTTGGTCCGAGGCTCCTCGGACCTCACTACCCCACGCGTAAACGATACAAGGTTTTTGAGAAACTACTACAAGGTGTATAAGATTTTTGAGAAACCAAGGTATATTTTTTGCATTGATTTTAGAGAGCTAAAATAAAATATTAACTTTAATATGCTAATCTACACCTAGCCTAAAAAGTATCAAGTGGGATTGACATGGACAAAAAAATTTGATATAATGCAATTTAATAATAGAAAAAATAAGGAGTACACATGTCTAATGCAATGATGAATCCAGAAGAAACTTATAGGATGCCACCAGAATTGCTAGAAGTTACTACTAGATATTTAGAAACAGCTAGTATAGAAGAAACAGCAAGTACATTAGATATACCTGTAGAAAAGGTAGTATACTATTTAAATAAAAAAGAGTCAAAAAGATTTATAGATACAATCTTCTTAGAACAAGGATATATAAATAGAACAAAGCTACAATCCACTCTAGATACAATTATAGATAAAAAACTGCTAGAGTTAGAAGAAGCAGAGTTAACTAGTAATAAAGACATTGCAGACTTATTAACTCTAGCATTAAAAATGCGAGAAAGCTTTGTAAAAGATTTAGTAGCAGAACCAAAAGAAACACAACAAACAAACGTACAAGTTAATGGCCCAGCAAATTTTGGGCTTAATTATAATAATTTACTAACTAAACTTATTGAGGATTGACATGGTAGACGAAACAAGATGGAGACATCATAGAAGAGCATTCGCTTCAGCAACAACAAGCGCAGCAGTGACAAAAAGTGACAGCACTGTATTAGATTTTAATGCACTATTTGTAGGAGGCGGTGGAGACGTAAGTATAGACCATGAAGAAGGCGGAGCAGCAGTGGTTTATTTAGGCGTATTACCTGGTTCAATCCTACCTGTTAGTGGAGTTAGAGTAAATGCAGCTACGACTGCAACTAATATAGTTTGGATGAAGTGGTAGTGGGAACTTTAGCTATCATTGGAATATCTACAGCAAGTATGCCTAATAGACTTTTCAGAGGTATATTAGCTTCTAGTGGTACATTTATACTTACTGGTAGCACTATTTCAATACCTAAAAAATTAGAAGCTACTAGTGGTACATTTACACTTTCTGGTACTTCAGTTACATTAGGATCATAAAATGGCAAAACAAGATATAGACTTAGGTACCGGTCCAGATACACCTGGAGCTGATAATTTATATGAAGCATTTAGCAAAGTAAAAGATAACTTTGATGAACTTTATGCTGAAAAAATTATACTTGTTAGTGAATATACAGTAGCAACTTTACCTTCAGCATCAACATATGATAATGCAATTATTATTGTATCCGATGAAACTGGGGGTAGAACCTTAGCTACTAGTGATGGAGATAAATGGTATAGAGTTAGTGATGGAGTTGAAGTTTCATAATGGCTAAACAAGCAATAGACATGGGTACCGGTCCAGATACACCTGGAGCTGATACATTAAACTCTGGATTTACAAAGGTAAATGCCAATTTTGATGAATTATATATTAGAAATGGTGAATATACTCCCGCAGGAGTTTTAGTGTATCCATATATAAATGCACAAACTGTAGTTTATGCTAGCGGTATTGTAGATTATGTATCTACATCTTATGATTCTAAAACATGGACTCTAGGCCCTTCCGCATATAATGCTGTAGGACAAGTAACAGAAATAACCGCTACAGATAGTATCACAGAATGGACAAAAACTATTGCTTATACTAATGGTGTAGTATCTAGTGAAGGAGAGTGGACAACATGAGTTTAGCCGATGCTATACTAGGAAGTATAAAAATACCTAATAATGCTTTACAAGTAAGTACTGGATATATGGAAGTAAAATATCTAGCCAATGCATTAAATACTACTGGAACTAAAACTTCTTTAGAATATGGTGTAGATAATATATCATGGCCTGCTTCATTTCAACTTATTGCCACAGGACGAGGTTCAAATACTACTGCTGTAGAAATTGAAGTTTCTAATGATAATATTAATTATTCGTTCTATTGTTATCTATCATTAAGTGGTGGATCTACAGGTATAACACGTACTTCAGGAATTATACCTTGGAAATACGTACGTATTACTTGTACTATATTACAGAACCCCGGTACAGGTACTTATTCGGTGATAATGCTATGAAAACTAATTATTTATTACATAACCCCGTTAACTTAAATATTCCTGGTAGTTTAGATATAAATGGTACATATATTTTTACTCATGTAGTAGGAACTGCTTCTGAGCGTGCAAATACTGCATTATCATTCTTAACTACTGGTTTAGTATGGGATGAAAATGATACTGGTGATATTTATAAATTTATTGGTCCTTTAGTTACTGACTGGATTCAAATTGGTACTGCTGGAGCTATTAATGTTAATCCATTACTAATTTCTGGTGAAGATCAAACAAATGATGTCATTAAGGTGGAGGAGAGATTCGCTTATCATCATGTAGAGCCTTCACAGACAGCTGAGATTTTAGGGACTACAGGGGCAGCAGGTGATTTCTTGCACACTATCACCTGGAGGAACACAGGAAATGGTCAAATAACCATTATTGACGGATCTACAAATGTACTAGCGGTAGCCGGCATTGGCACACCAGCTAGTGTTCAGACTGGTACATATATTATTGATGCTGTATGCACAACTGCCTGGAAGATCACCACAGGTTCTGGGTGTGAGGTATTAGCTACAGGCAGATTTACCTAATGGCTGACTTCTTCGTATCCCAATCTGGTGCTGGATCCACAGATGGGTCTAGTCCTGCCAATGCGCAGGCTATTGGCTCTGTCACATGGTCATCTCACCCAGGGAATGATGTCTATTTATTGGGGTTGATAACAACAGGTGTAAATGTCAATGCAGATGCCACTGAGGGTAACGAAATTGTTATCCGTGGTGATGGGGCTACTCCCGGTGTAATTACCGTAACAGGGGCGTATGGGATTTTATTCGCAGGCGATTGGATTATCCTGAAGAACATAACTGTTACAGGTTGCAGCACTTATGGTATTAAGATTGCGTCTGCGGTAGATGTAACAGGTTCGACTATTGATAATTGCGAGATAACAGATAATGTGCAGCGGGGTATATCTTATTTGCAATCCAGTGGCACTGCAAAAACTCTCGATCAATTAACTATTACAGATTCCACGATAACGGGTAGTGGATATGAGGGTATCAGGGTCACGATAGAAGCAGCAGGTGCTGCCTCTGATAAGATTACGAATTTAACTATTACTGGGAATACTATTACTGGTAATGGTGGAACACTTTACGCTGGAATCCGTGTGGGTGATAGCGGTCATGTTTCTGCTATTAACGAAACCCTAGTTATTGACAATAATACGGTATCGAGTAATCGAGGGATTGGTGGGGTTCTCATTATAGGGTTCACCGATACATCGTATGTTAGCAGTTTTTCCGGTAATACATGCAATGGGAACTTAGGGGTTCTCGGTGGGATGAATATTCAGGTATCGGCGTATTTCACAATTGAAAATAACACATGTAACAATAATGAGGCGGATGAAGGCATTGATGGTCATGGTCTACTCATTGATGATGGCTGCGACAATATTATTTGCAGGCATAATTCATGTAGCGGAAATGTTGGCTATAGCGGTGCGGATATAACATCTGGGGCCGGGATAATGGTGTTATCTGTGACAAATGGTGAGATATACGGAAACCTGGGAACAGGAAATCGAATTGGGATGATATTGGGTGGTGCGTCAGCCCATACATCGACTCGCATTTATAATAATACTTTTGTTAATTCGACTCATTATGGATTCATTGCGGGCGATGCGATGGCAGATGATGTAGTTGAGATCAAAAACAACATTTTCACAGGTGATAGTGATGGGTTTTACGTCAATACCGGAACAGATCAGACAGATGAAGATTACAACATCTTCTATGGGTTTGATACTCCGACTACAAACCATACCCTGGGGACTAATACCTTAACTTCAGATCCTCTTTTAGATGCTAACTACAAACCAACTGTTGATTCGCCTGCTTATGAAGCAGGGATATTTGTATCTTCTATTAAGGATTACCAAGGCAGACCATATCATATCCCACCAACTATAGGAGCTTATGAGTTTACTTCTGGATTCCCTGCGCAGCCAAGAACATCAACTAATACTCGTATAGGCAGATTTACATGACCACAAGTTATTTGGATGTAAATGCTGTTGGGGGTGGTGATGGCACAGTGGGGACGCCGTGGAATTCTCTGCCGGATGCTGAGACTAATAAGGCGTCTTGGGATGAACTCAGGATAAAGCGAGGGACAGTAGAGAATCTTGCGGACTATGGCGCTGAGTCTAAGTGCACATTTTATAGTGGGGATTCGGATAAGACAGTAACGACATATTATAATGGTGATGGGTCTGATGATATATCACAGCCAAAACCTGTTTTTGACCATTATCACACATCAGAGGCTGGTGATTGGACAGAGGTAGACCCTACAGATCCGACTAGCCTATCTCCTGGGTCTAATCTATGGATTTTAGATGGTGGAATAGCATCATATAACCCCATACAGGCAGTGTGGTTTGGGGATGACTTTACCCCGGGCCAGTATCAGTTAGAATATTGGACTGTTGTGACTTCTACGCTTACCGATGTGACGACGAATGTCCCTGCTCAAGCTTTTCAGTTTGATTGGTTTCGGGGAACGGCAGAAGACAATAACCGGTTAATCGTGTATTCAGTAGGGAACCCCGTCACTTATTATGGCGCGGTGTACTGGAGTGCAAATACCAAAGATAGAGTTTTTGAAGCTTTCAATTCCGATAACATTGTGATTGAAAACCTGTGTTTCCGTTATACCTCCCTAGGGGTGTTTAATGAAAGTGCAACAGATTCAACTACAGTCACTGGTGCTATTGTACAGGATTGTGCTTTTAATCGTTGTGGTACGGGGATAAGAATTGCCGGGGCGGAGGGAACCTCACGAACTATGGATAATGCGATAATCAGGCGCAATACATTTTCCGACATTTTGCGTGGGGGGATTTGGGTTAGAGGTGAAGTAAGAAACGCTCGTATTTATGGGAATGCCTTTACCTCTAACGGGCTGGCTGTGTCGACTGGGGGAGTATATTTTAGTAAATGTATTCCTGGTACTGGATATTATAATTATGTGTATAACAATACATTTACAGATATGACATATGGACGATTTTACAACGGTGATGGAGGGGGGATAGAGACTGATTCGCAGACCACAAATACACGGATATATGGAAATGCTATTTCTCGATGTTATCAAGCATGGCATGATAACTCGGGCAAGGAAAATTGGTTTTATTCTAATCTGGTAGACGATTGTGGAATGGTTTATTTCGCAACTGATGCAACAAGCCAGGATGGGAATAATGCGCACATTATTAATAATACCTGCACTAATTTAACTGTGGATAGCACTTACAATGATGGCGACCAAACGCCTAAAGCTGCGATCCAGTATTCACCTATGACAATTGCTGGAGGCGAGACAAAGAATAATATTCTTTCAGGCTTATCTGGTAGCGGGATTCGTCGTTTTGACGCGCACAGTATTACTGAAGACAATAATTGCTTCAACGGATTTGCAGTAAATGTGATTGATGAAAATGATAATGCGGAATCTATTGGTAGTAACAGCATATCAACCGATCCTCTTTTAGGCGCGGATAATAAACCACTAGTAGATTCCCCAGTCTACGAAGCTGGCGTTTACACTGACGCGATAAAAGATCGTAACGGTAGACCATATCATATCCCACCAACTATAGGAGCTTATGAGTTTACTTCTGGTTTTCAACCTCAAGATCGTTTACTACGATAATGAAAATCTCTCGTGATAATATTAGTGATACTTCTATTACAGAATATCCTGTAAAAGAACGCCTAATAAAACTAGATATAAGTAAGTACTTACAACTAATAGATATTGAACCTGTCCCGCCACAAATAGCTTTTATAAATGCTATTAATAATCCTGAATATAGATTTATTACTGCAGTATTAAGTAGACGTACAGGTAAAAGTTTTATAGCTAATGTAATCGGTCACTTAATTACTTTAATACCCGGATGTAATATATTAGTTATAGCACCAAACTATGCTCTTTCTAGTATTTCTTGGGATAATCAGAAAAAACTATTAACAGCTTTTGGTGTAGAAGTACAAAAATCAAATGCCAAAGATAAGATAATAGAATTAAAAAATGGGTCAACAATTAGAATGGGCTCTGTAGGACAGGTAGACTCTGTAATCGGACGCAGTTATGATTTAATTATATTTGATGAATGTGCTGTTAATAATGATGGAGCAGATGCATTTAATGTTCAGTTGTGCCCTACATTAGATAAAGTAAATAGTAAAGCTATTTTTATTAGTACACCTCGCGGTAATAATTGGTTTCACGAATTTTATAAACGTGGATTTTCAAATAATTTTCCCACTTGGGCTTCTATACTTAGTACATATCATGATAATCCTAGAACAGATTTACAAGCTATAGAAGATGCAAAAGCATCAATGAGTCGCGCTGAATTCGCACAAGAACATTTATGTGAATTTATAGCATTAGAAGGTCAAATATTTAATCTTAATAAGACTCAAATAGTAGATATAGATATATCTACTTTAGAAGTATTAGATGTAGTAGCTGGATTGGACTTAGGATTTAGAGATCCAACAGCTTTTATTGTTGCTTTAACAGATGGTTATAATTACTATTTAGTTGATGAATATTTAAATAACGAATCTGGTACATCTGAGTACGCTAAGATGATACAAGATAAAATTTCAGAACATAATATTGATTTTATCTATATTGATTCAGCTGCACAACAAACACGCTATGACTTAGCATATGATTATGATATTACTACTATAAATGCTAAGAAATCAGTAAATGATGGTATTGGATATTTATCATCACTGGTAGATCATGATAGAATATTCATCTCTTCTAGTTGTACTAATATAATAGATATGTTTGATAATTATCGATGGGATCCTAGAGAAGGATTACTAGCAGAACGCCCATTACATGATAAGTATTGTCATATTGCAGATGCGGTAAGATATGCTTTATATACTCACTCACATAATTTAGAAACTATAGGCAGCTAGTAGTATGGCTCAGCTTAAATACCCAATTTCAGATAGAGCAACTGACTCGTGGACAACAACTCCTTTATGGAGTGATGTTGATGATCAATCAGATGCGGACTGGATATCCAGTCCTACGTCGGGTAGTAATAATGCCTGTGATCTTAATATTGATGCTTTAGAAGATCCTGAAGCTGACGATATTGTTGTTTATTACCGTGCTCAGCGTGCATCTGGCGGCGCTGCAATCCGTCTTGACGTATACACCGTTGACGATGGGCTTATCCATACAGGAACACAGCAAGGTCCTGGTAGTTCATTTGCTGAGTACACAGAAACACTAACAACTGGTGAACGCCAAAACATAACAGACTGGGACGGTCTGTATGTTCGCATTACGCAAATCGCTAACAATAAAGGTGTATTGGTTTCTGCTGTCTGGGTAACAGCACCTGATGCCCCTACACCTACTCCTTATTCAATAGATGCTACATCTGGAACGTATACTTTAACTGGCAGCACTACTGCCCTTAGCAAAGCTTACTCTTTGGCTAGTGCATCTGGGGTATATACTCTTAGTGGTACTACTGTAGATTTTAATACTGGATATGTATTAGATGCTACATCTGGAACGTATACTCTTAGCGGTACTACTGCCTCTCTTAAAGGTGCTCTTAGTTTAGCTGGTGCTTCTGGAACGTATACACTTAGTGGTACTACTGTTGGATTAGATACTGCTTATACATTAGATGTAGACTCTGGAACGTATACTCTTAGCGGTATCACTGTAGATCTTAATAGTACTTATACATTAGATGTAGACTCTGGAACGTATACTCTTAGCGGTAGTGATGTAGCTCTTAATAGTACTTATACATTAGATATAGACTCTGGAACATATACTCTTAGCGGTAGTGATGTAGCTCTTGAAACCGCTGGTGCTTATTCACTAGCTGGTGCTTCTGGAACATATATACTTACTGGTACTACTGTTGATCTTAATAGTACTTATACATTAGATATAGACTCTGGAACATATATACTTACTGGTACTGATGTAGCTCTTGGAACTGCTGGTACTTATACATTAGATATAGACTCTGGAACATATACACTTAGTGGTACTACTGTTGACCTTAGCGCTGAGCATACATTAGATGTAGACTCTGGAACATATACTCTTAGTGGTAGTACTGTCGACCTTAGCGCTGAGCATACATTAGATGCAGCATCTGGAGCACTTACTCTTAGCGGCAGCACTGTAGAACTAGAAACTACTGGTACTTATTTACTAAATGCAGATACTGGAACGTATACACTTAGCGGTACTACTGTCGACCTTAGCGCTGAGCATACACTAGATGCAGCATCTGGAGCACTTACTCTTAGCGGTATCACTGTAGATCTTAATGGTGCCCTTACATTAGATGTAGATACTGGAGCTTATACACTTACTGGTACTGCTGTAGAATTAGAAACTACTAGTACAGGTACTTATTCATTAGATGTAGACTCTGGAACGTATACACTTAGCGGATTTGCTATAGAATTAGATACTGCCCCTAGAACCTATGCCTTAGATATTAATTCTGGTCGCGGATGGCATTACTGGCTCCGCAAACGTAAAACGGGATAAAACTTAGAATGTCAGCAGGAACATTAAATTTAAATATAGAAAGAGGCAGTATATTTGCCAAAACATTAGTTTGGAAGGATGCAGATAAAAATCCTATAAGCTTAGCAGGAAAAAGTGCACGTATGCAAATACGTCAACGAGTAGATGATATAGCTTATATAGCCGAATTAACTACTGGAAATAGCGGCATAGTTTTAGAAAGTGGTTCAGTTACTGGACAAATACAATTATATATAGGTGCAGTTGAAACAGATACATTTGATACTGATTTTGCTGTTTATGACTTAGAAATATACGAAAACGGAAACGCAAATAATGTTATACGTTTACTTCAGGGACAAGTTATTATTTCTGAAGGTGTAACTAGATAGATTTATTTCGCTTTCGCGAAATTAATTAATAGAGAGAGGAAAAAAGAATGGCAAATGCAAGTAAGTTTAATCAATTTGTAGAAGATTTAGGGCTAGGAGTACATAATTTTAATGCTGATCAATTAAATGTAGCTTTATATCAAGATACAGCATCAATTACTGCAGCAAGTGGACCACTTTTGGGTAATTTAAGTAATGAAGTAACAGGTACAGGTTATACTACTAAAGGAAAAGATATTACAAATACATGGTCAGAAACTACAGGTACAGCAACATGCGGTGCTTCAAGCCCTGCGGCATGGACAGCAGGAGCAAGTGATTGGGATAGTATTCAATATGCAGTAGTATTTAATGAAGATGCAACTGGGCCAGATGAATTAGTAATGTATTGGGATAATGGATCAACAATTGATTTAACAGCAGATGATACGTTTACCTTTACTATTACAACTAGTATATTTACTTTAGCCTAATGCATGATTATCATAAGTTTATTAGAGAGCAAATAAAAAAGAAACCTGAATTCCAACGCGAATGCTGTAGGGATATAAATAACCTACAGTATTCCGTTAAGGATAATAATGTTTATGATAAAGTAGTATTAAGATGCAGACATTGTCATAAACTACACTATCATATGTTAGGAGAAAGCGCCCATATAGGTGCTAGGGTTAGGAGATAACATGTTACATGATTTAATCGAAACCTCGGAACACACAGACACCTTCTTCCACCACGGTACATCTGGTCACTGGAAAGACATTTTATCACCAGACCAAGCTAAGAGAATAGAGTCCGACCACAGGGAAGTGATGGAACAGTATGGCTATTTAGCCAGTAATGTGAGAGAAATTTATGCCTGATTTAAGAGTGTATGGTTCAACTACTGGAGAGATGAATAATTTCTACTTTCCGTTTCTCGATCCTGATTCGTCGACCGGGGATTATCAGACTTCAGACCCGTCACCGTCATCATCTACAGATCTAATTTTATATCTGGATGGTGTGGCGGCAACTGGAGGTGCTGCGGCATCGAATGCCACACTGTCATTTCTGACTGGTGGATATGGGAAACTGGCATTAGTCACTGCTCAGATGCAGGCCGAGATCATTGTGGCGATGATTGTTGATGCTACTGCTACCAAGGAATGGGTCGATACCTCCATCATCATCCACACAGGAGGTCATGCCAGTGCACTACATTCTGGTTAGTCTTTTATGTCTGCCATTTCTGGCTAATGCAGCTCCGACTTATTACTGTGTCTCCAGTAATGGGACTTCAGCTTGGGATGATGGTGGAGACAATTGCATTGGTTCAGTGGGTGACTGTACAGGTCTTACAGGAACGGCTGCCTGTGATTTAGATACAGCGAATGATGAGGCAGTTGTTGAAGATGTAATCTATTTACAAGCCGGAACATACGGTACTGGTGAACAGATACGTCCAGCTAGATCCGGGACTGATAACGATAATCGGATTACATATCAGGCTTATGGTGATGGTCAAGTTACGATGAATTGGACGGGAACAGGTGGTTATACGGATAGGGGTTCAATTGCACTAGGAGAGCGTGATTATATTACAGTAAATGGTGCAGGGCCTAGTGATGAGGATGGCACTAGAAGAATCGTGCACATACCTACAGGTTTTGTTTCTACTTACGGGAATGCGTGTGGATCTGAAGGGACGATAGTTAAAAATGTTGTTTTAGGTTATCGCAATGGAGGGGATGGAAGCATAACGGCAAGTCGCGGATGGTCTGCCTGTGCCAGCACTTGGGAAGGATCTTTTACGACTATATATAATGTATTTGAGAATAATGAAATATACGGTGAGCATGACGCACAAAATGATAGTACTGAGGAAACACAAGATTTAATTCAAGTAGCAAAAGACTCAGATTATAACTTGTATCAAGATAATATAATAGATAGTGCATCACATGACGCATTGTATATTTCTAGTACACTAGCTACAAATAATGTAGTCCGAAATAATGTTATTAGCAACGATTATCATACCGCCTGCGCTCTTTGGCACGCTGGAGGAAATAATTTATGGGAAGGGAATGAATGTAGATCGTCTTTTGATTATGATCAATGGCCCGGAGCAACACCGGGGAATGCCCTTCAGTTATCAGCCCCTGATAACATAATTCGATACAATATAATACACAAAGGGGGAGCAGCAGACTATACGAGTTCGGCGCTTGGAGGGTTGAAAACAACATCGGGTACTAGTGGGGGTGATTCAGACGCGACTGATAATCACATTTACAATAATACGATGGTAAAAAATCGTAACCATTCGTATGGGCTACAGTATGTTGGGACGAATTTTCTAGATTTAGGAAATAATCGGATGGTTAACAATCTACTGTATGGAAACCCATATTCTGGCGTCTTAGTTCAATATGCTGGTGGATCACAAAATTTACCAGACGGAATCCGAGACAAGTGGTTTACTAATATGATCGGGACTAGCAGTGGAACTGATTATATTAATGCTGCGGATTTAGGTGGTAGAAATGCTTCAGAAGCAGAGTCTCTGTCTGGTCCTACGTATCCAGAATTTACAGACATCATAACAGTTGATCCATTATTCACTAATTATAATAATAGTGATTACACGTTAACAGAGTCTAGTACGTTAATAGATCGGGGGACAAATCTAACCATCATCACAGGATCAGATTCTGGGAGTGGAACATCACTATACGTAGCGGATTCAAAGTATTTTTATGATGTGTCAGGGTTTCCGACATGGATGGGTATGCAAGGGGACTGGATAGCAGTAGGGTCGAATTTATCTGGTAGTGCAAAGGTCCAGATAGCATCAGTTGATTATGTAAACAATATAATTACTTTAGAAAATAGCATCAGTCGTAATGTAGATGATTTGGTTTGGCTGTGGAAGGACAGTCGCGGGAATTTAGTTATTTCGGGTGATGCGCCGGATATTGGTGCGTTGGAATATAAAGCAGAAGATGGTGGCGTTATCACCAGTCCAGGCGTGCGTCCAGGCGTGCGTCCAGGTGTCAGGCCAGGCGTAAGATAAAGGGATAGACTAATGGCTGCTCCAGTAATTGAAATCGGTGATCTAACAAATAGTTCCAATAATTCAGTCGACACAACTCCAGATGTTAGTTATCCAGCCTATGCGGATGGTGATTTACTTATCACCGTTCTTGCAATGGATGACGATACAGTTAATTTCCCTATTACCCCGCCGTCAACTGGCCCTTTCAGTGAGACTCTAGAATTTACAGCAGTTGCTGGCGATACCGGGTCTCAGGCTGGTCCTGGTATAGGACTTATCGCATGGGTAGGAACAGATAGTAGAAGCAGTGGGGCACACGCTTGGGCTATTGGTAGCACGGGGCAACGTTGGAATGCGTATACAATTCTCGTTCCAGCGGGCGAGTTTGATGCAGGCACTCCTATAGATTCGGTTTCTGATATAGGCGGCAATGCTACCTCAAGTAATAATGTTACGACCCCTTCGTGGGATACTGACACGGCGGGTGGACGTGTTCTTGTAGGCTGTGCGGTCGATACTAGGGCCTGGGGCGCAGCAGCTTCTGGATGGACAACAGTTGATTCTGATGAAGCTACAACAGTCACCATTGCAATAACAACAAGAAATGCTGAAACAACGTCTACTGAGACAATATCTAGCGTTACTCATACGATTGACGGATCAGATATTGATACTAGTTCTACAGTTGGATTGGTTATTAATGGGCCTGTTGCTGGTGAAGCTTATTCAATAGATGCAGCTTCTGGAACGTATACACTTACTGGTACTGCTGTAGATCTTAGTGGCACTCTTTTATTAGATGCAGCTTCTGGAACGTATACACTTACTGGTACTGCTGTAACTCTAGATCCTGTATATAATCATACATTAGATGCAGCTTCTGGA